GCTTCAAATAAATCTTTTTCTGTTTTTTGTAGGTTTCGCAAGTTTTGCAAATAAATCTTTGCAGATTTTCTATCTCCATTATCTAAAGCATCTTTATATAAACCTTTATATTCTTTAATTTGATTGTCTAGTTTATTTAATCTTGCATCGCCTATTTTAGTTTTTTCAACTATAAGATTTCCAGTATCTACTTTCTCTCCTTTTAAAACTTTACCAACAGAATACTGCAATAAAGCCTGTTGATTTTCTGGAGAGATTGCAGCAAGTTTTTGATATATATTTGGCTTACCTCTTTTCTCTGCAATAAAATCTCCTATTCTACCAAAACCAACATGAGCTGCCGAACCTATAAATCCACCTACAGCTATGTTAGCAAAAGAATCCCATGCATCATAATTTGCTTGCTCTGATTTAGCCACACCATAAACAAGTGGCTCAACAGCTGCATTACCAACAAAACCTTCAACAAAACCTTTTTTCATTCTAGCAATATTTCTACCAGATCTTGCTACCATGTTTGCAAATCTAGCTTGACCAACAACAGGAACAAAGGATGCTGCAAGATTTATTGGATCTAAAAAACTTGTACCAAGAGATTCTAAAAAGAAAAAACTTTTAGCAAGTTTACTATCTGGACCTCTGGAAATAACTTCTGCTCTTTCATTTTCTAATTTTTTTCTTTCTACAAGATAATCAACTAAACCAGATCTAGTATCTTTTTCAAATACTAAACCAAGATCTCCATATTGTTTATTTAATTCATCTCTATCTAAATATTCACTACTTGATTGATATGCTAGAGTTTGTTCTACAGATCTAAACACAGAAGATGTTGGGTTGTAATTCCAAGCATTCATAAATGTTGCACCAGCAGTTTCCCAAAAACCACTTTTAGTTTGATCGTATAAAGATCCTATCTCTTGTTCAGAAGTTTCAAAACTACCTAATCCAAAATTTATCATTATCTATTACTTATTTTAGATTTAGGTAAATACATTAAAACATTTTTATCATCACCTCTATATGGTATTTTTTTTTGAGCATTTAAACCATAAGTGTAACTATCAACAATTTCAGCTATCTTGCTTGCTTCTGAAAAAGATAAACCTTCATATTTTGTTAAATCTTTTCGAACTCTACTCATATAATCTGTTCTTATTTTACTAAATGAATCTACTTCTTTTTTCTTTGATTTTGATTTTGTTCTGTTTACTATTACACCTAAAGCTACAGTTGCAGCTAAATCACTATCTGATTCTAAAAGTTTTGACATTTTTTCTTCAGATAAACTTGCAAGATATTTTACTGATGTTTTTCCAATAGCAGAACCTCTATTATATTTAGCAAATTGTTTTTCAAATTTTTCTCCAAATATTGCAGAAGAATTTCTAAATAAATCTAAAGCAGTTTTTGGCTCTATTTGCCAGTATGATCTTGCAACACCTTTTCCATCATCTACAGTTTCTAAACCTTGTCTTTTATATTTATATCCAGACTCTATCTGACCAATAGCACTACCATATTGTATTAATTGTGTTTGAGATAAACCTTTATCACCTTCAAAAATTTTTGCACCTATGGCTATAGAATTTTTTGCTTCAAGTGGAACTGTATAATCTGTATTTAAAATATCTTTTGCTCTTTGTTCTTTTATTGGATCATTACTTGTTTGATATAATGTACTCCAATCTTTAGCTATTTTATCATTAGTCATAATAGGCATTTCTGATGCTTCTGCTTTTGATACAAATAAACTTCCAACATTATCAATTGCACTTCCTACTGTCATGCTTTCTGCACCTATGTTTTGATTTTCATCTAAAACAACCTCATCTAAATAACTTAAACCATCACTCTCTTGTACTAACTCTATATCTTTATGTGTTACTGGGAATTTTAATTCTGTACTTAATATACCTTTATTGTTTTCAGTATCTGTAAAGAAAAATTCTATCTTATCACCATTTGCATTTGTAACTGGTGATGTTGTATTATTATATTCTGTATATAAAATAATACCTGTCATATCTTCGTTCATTAACCATTTAGAATGATTTTTTATATTAGCTGTCATTCTATCTTTAACTTGTTCTTCAGTTAAATTTTCTGCTCCTGCAAATTTAGCATAATGCATATAACCATCTTCCCCATGAAACTCATCTAAATAAGTACCATTGCTTTCTACCTCTAAAAGAATTGCTTCAGCTTTTTGTTCAAGTAATATTTGATTTGTTCTTTTTCCATTAACATCTACTGGTATCATAAAAGTTTCAGATGCAGATATTTTATAGTCTCTTAAAAATTCTTTTGAAGCAGTATCAACGGCTTCAGTTATACCCATTTGTTTATATTTAACTTTATATAAAGCAGCTTTGTAAATGGTATCTTCCATACTTTGAATAAGTTCAGTTTTATCTGTTGATCCTTCTATTTGAACTTCAAGAACATTTTCAAAACTTTCCATATTTTTTATTACACGATTTTTAATAGAATTAAATTTCTCACCTTCACCAACTCTACCTTTAACTAAAGTTTCTAATTTTACTAAATCTTGTGTACTTGCAGATAAAATATCTTTTTTTAGTTCCATACTGTTTGTACTTAACGCAACAAGATAATCTTGTGGAAGTTTTAAGTCTGTTAAGTGGTTTAAAACTTTACCCATGTTTTCATTGCCATACATTTCGTTTGTAAACATCATAAAGTTAATTTTATCTTCTGCAGAAGTTTCTGGATCTGTAAGTGTTTTTATGACTTGTTGCATTTCAGCATTACTTGCAAGTCTAATAGATGATTCTGGAACTTCTAAATCTCTTTGTTTGTTAACTAATAAATCTATTAGTTGTGTTTTTTTATCTTTTATAAGTTTAGGATCTGTTTCTGCTTCTAACTCTTGATAAGCAAGTTCTACCTCTGTATCAAATGTTTTTATAAAACCAACAGAATCTTCTTTAAGAGCCTTCTTTTTAGATGCTACAATTGATTTAACATATGTTTCATTTGCTTTACCTTTTACTTCTCCATGTAATTCATAAAATTCTTTTATTTGACCATCTGCTACTTCTTCTGTTAATGATAAAGGAGTGTTAAGAAGTATGGCATTATTTATTGTACGATCTTTAGCAAATGTTTCTTGTTCAATCATTTCATTTACTTTTTTTGTTGGCAATACTAATGAAGCAGTTTTCATATCAAATGATGTTTCTTTACCTACGGCAATTTTAGCAAGATGATCTTCATACTCATCTTCAATCATAGGTGCTATAGTTATTTTAGCTTTATCTATTAATGTTTTTCTTGAATCATATGTTAAACCTTGAAAATCTTTTTCATCCATTAACATAGCTAATGCTTCTCTAGGAGATTCTGAAATCATTTTATCTGCTTCTAAAAATTTTATTTCATTAGGTATTCCACTTATCATTTTTTCCAAAATAGCATTTGGAACTTTGCCTTGATAATTTGTAACATATAAATTTTCTAAATCTTTCTGTAAAACTTCATAGTCAAAACCATCAGTAAGATCTAAAGCTGTAATCATTAATCTTGATTTTTTCTTACTTACTTCTGTATCTAATGAAATTAAAGTATTTCTTTGAACTGCTGTGCTTGTTCTAAAAACTCCCTTTTGAACTTCAGCTAAAGCATATTGATTAAATAAAGTCTGTGAATTTTTATTACTTGCTAAACCAGAATATTTTTGCATTAACATATTTGATTTATTTTTAACAATAGATTGTGCTTGATCTTCGTTTTCTAAATTACCTGCTTCAGTATAAACTTTTTGCATATCTCTAATAAAATCATTTTCTAATTTTAATGCTTCTGTTTTATTTTCAAAATCTTTTTGTTTAACTTTATGTTGTACAATTTCTTTTGTTACAGGTGCTAAAGCAGAACTTATAGTTTGATTTAAACCCATTTGAATATTAGATTTAACAGATCCAACTTCACCTGTTATTGTTGCTTGAGTTGTAAATGTAGGTATTTTTGGCATTACATCATATCCTCTGGGTTTCTACCATAACCACTTTTACCAAAACCAGTATAGGTATTTGTTGATGTTTTAGTTCCAAAATTACTCATATTAAGTATACTTGTTGAAGTAGAAGCTACTGTTTGTAGTTGTGCAAGTTTAGCTTGTTGTCTATTCATTGCACCAGTTATTCTAGCAAAGTTTGCTTCTTCAATTTTTTTAGATTGAGCAACTTTAGAATTGTATCTCATAATATTTTCTTGCATATACTTTTCTCTAGCATTAGCAGTTGCTATTCTATATGCTGTGCCTTGTCCAGAAACTACACCAGATTTAGCAAGGTTTACTTCTACTGAACCTTTTAATTTTTCGTATGAATTATTAAATCTAGCAATATCAAATTCAGTTTTTTTTTCTATTTGTGCTGCTTCAGCTTCAGCAACTTTAGCATTACGTTCACTAACAGATTCATTAAACTTTCCAATCGTACTTTGTTGTTTATATTGTGCTACACCTAATGCACCAACTACTGCTGCTTGCCATCCCATTAGAATAACCTCGCATACATATATTGATCAGAACCATCAAAACCAAATTTTCTCATTAAACCTTCTTCCTCTAATCCTAACCATTTAGCAAATTTTAAACCTGTTGTATAGTTTGCTCTTACAGCACTTTGAACTCTATTGATATTATTTTCTTTAGCAATTCGTGCAAAATCTTTTTTAATTGCTTTAGCAATAGATATAGGATGATCTAAAGCATCTTTAGTTGCTAACACCCAACCTTCTGCAACACCATTCCAAATAATTTTCATGCCTGCAGCAAAAATAGGTTTACCATTAATCATACCTGTAAATGCTAAATTTTCTTGTTCTAAATTCATTGCGTTACCTTCAAACTCCATATCTTTATCCATTAACATATGATTCATTTCTTGTTTCATAATGTATGCTCCATGCTCTCCTCTGTACTTTACAATATTAATTATTTTATCCATCGTTTGTTTGAAGTTTAGGATATAATGATAATATCGTCAAAGGTAAAGGTTGAGTTTGTCTAACAAATATAAAACCATCTGTTTCATAGTTTCCTCTAAATTCTACTTCTTTGTCTCCAGTAAATACATTAACACCACTATTCATATTATTAGATGAAGATCTAAAAGGTATTCTTTCCATGTTATCTAGATCTGGACCAACTTCGATACCAATACTTTCATAAAGTCTAGCAGTAATTTCGTAAATTCTTTTAGTTTTACTTTGTGATGTGCCATTTTGTGAGCCAGCATCTATTCTCATTGTCTGTAATAAAGATGTATAACTTAATCCAACTTTAACTTTAGTTGCAGATCTTTCTAATGTTATTGATCCAGAACTTACAGTTTTGTTTGGATGAGTTGCACCATCTGCTAATATTGAAACTGATTGACCCTCAAGATGAGCAAGACCAGATATATTTGTAACTGCAGATCCACTATAAGACAATTGTGAATCTAAAAAGTTAAATGAAGTATCATCTGTTTCATCAAAGTCATAACTATGAAGATATTCTACATATCTTTTTGTAGCACCATTAATTGTTCTTTTAACAATAACCCATGTTTGATATTCTGAATCATCTGTAGGAATGGTTGCAACACTATCACAAACTGAATTACCATTTCCAAATACTCCACCAAAAATATGTCTATGCCAAGCAACTACTTGTTGTTCTCTTTGATAAGTTAAACCAACTAATTGACCATCATTTCTTGCACACCATATAACTTGGTTAGGTTCTTGTTGATATGATAATTGTTTAAATCCACCTTCAGAAATATGTTCGGCAAGGATAGTTAAATCTGGAGCAACATATCCATCTACGTCAAAATTGTAAGCTAGTTCTCTTAACTTTCTTCTTGCTCTTTGTAAAAATAAAGTTGCGTTACCAACAGCTAGAGCATCTACATTTGCAGCTCCATTGTTAGATTGTTTTTTAATTAATATATTTGTAGGTGTAATAGCAATATCAGTACCACCACCACTAACTGCAAACTCACCACCAGCTGTTCCTATAATTAAAGTTCTTGTAGCCGTCATAAATCTAATTGCGTTTACTTGGTTTGATGCAATCGTATAAATAATAGAATCATCATCTGCTACAGTTTCGTGATAACCATCATCCATGTTTTCGTAATCACCAGATTTAGAAAAAAATAATGTTTGTGGTTGAGATAAGGTTGCTGCAAATACTAATCTTTGTTCAAAGAAAGTTACGCAAGAAGGATGACCTGTAGTAGAACTAAATGATCCTAATGCAAAATCAGTTGTAGCAGAACCATTAGATATATCTGATACTACTTCCATACTTACAACAGTTGTTGATGTGTATCCTGTAATTTTTACATGACCATCAAGTACATGAACTAATCTACCAACATCTGTAGTTAACCAACCTTGATTAGAATTAACTCCAGTAGTTGATGATAAAGTTAATGTTCCTGTTTGACCTTTGTTAGTATGTGACGATGTCATAGTTGTTGTTTCAATATTGTGATCCATAAATGGACCATTCGTAAAATCAACACTTGTTAATGTCCATGATGTGTGACCTGTTCTAGATAATTTTTTTACAGGATGATTAGGATGACATAAATACATAACGTCAGCTGATTGAGCATATTTAATATCAAACAGTTCTGCTTCTAAATAAGGTGAAGCTATTTCATAAGCAGATCCACTAGATAATATTTGACCATCATCTTTATAAAATCTTATGTACTGATTGCCAAACTCCAACATATAAGTTTGTGTTGTACTAAATTCAAAAGGAATTAATCTTGTTTCTTTAGAGCTGTCTTTTACTTCTGCTACAAATTGTGTTCCAGATCTTCTTGCTGCACTTCCATGAGGATAGATTATCATGTTCTCTAATGTTTTACATCCTGTAGGATATTTTTGTAGATCGTTTCTACCATCTAATCTTGGTGATAGTTCTCCACCTGTGAAGTTCGTTAATTGAACAGCAACTCTAGCCATAGGTTAGTACCTTGCGTTTATAAAAGAAGAAGATCCAACAACATCTGATTGACCATTGTCTGGATTGGTATTTTGACCTTCTGTAGCATCTACAAATCTTGCTTCTCTTAATTTGTCTTGAAATAAATTATACATATTAGAAGCCGTAGGATTAGATGAAGTTACTGCATAAGCAATGTCTGCTGCTAATGATGCAGAAATTGTTTCTCTTAATAATTCATCATACTGATTAGCATCTGTTATTCTTGCAACATATTGAATTTTTACTGTGTCATGATTTGCTACAACTTTTCTACCTTCAACTTTAAAATCATAATCGTAATTTAATATTCCAAGAACTCTTAAACAATCAGAAGGTAATGTAAACTGATAACTAAAACCCCATGAAGGAGTTTCTGTATCTCTTGCTAGTTCAACTCTTTTAATTAAACAATTCCAAGGATGAGATCTAAATAAACTATCTCTAACTTGTGTGTATCTTGCGTTGCAAAGTCTTGCGTTCTTTGAATCTTCTGTAAGTGATAATATTGTTGACGCACCTAGTTGATTTAATGCTCCATTACAAATGTCTACTACTGATGCCATATTACTTCCTTATTATATATTTGCGTCTTATTTGTCTACTTTTTTCTAACGCAAAGATTTCTTCTGTTGTTCTACCTTGTTTTTTATCAAAACCATAATGATTTTTACCATCATGTTGAAACCTGTCTACTAAAACGTATCTGTAAATATAATTACCTTTCTTTAAATGTATTACAGTTTCTAAATTTTTTGTTTCTTTTGTCATGCACTCTAGGGGGTTTCCACTCTCGCTTCCACCCCCTAAAATTTATTTACTATGCTTCGTGAGCAAGTATTTCAACAACTTTAGCTTCTTCCATTCTAGTACTTCCGAAAGCAGCAGAATAGTAAACTTGAGTTGCGTAACCTTTGTCAGATCTTTCATCGATTCTAGCAGTAGAGTCTTTACCCATAGCTAATGCAAGACCATCTTGTACGAAGGCAATACATTTTCTTTTGCTTGAAGCGATTGATAGTCTGTTAGTTACACAGAAATCAAAACCTAAGAAAGAATTAACATCACCAGATGCTAATGCTTTTACTGTGTTGAAATCACTTGAAGTTACTTCAGTAGTTCCTAATAGATCAGAGATCTGTTTTGGAGATACTATGATGTATCTTTTTAGTGAAGGATCAACATCAGCTAGATCGATGATTTCTTTCGCTTGTCTTAATTTAGCGATAGTTAAACCAGCAGTTCCAGATTCAGCGATTTTTTGACCAGCAGGTAATGCAACAGCAGTACCACCAGCAACACCTGTGTCAGATGAACCAGTTGCAGCAGCGATGATAGCATCATCCATTGCTCTACCCATTGCATAAGCAGCAGCTTGTGCATAGCTAGAAGTAGGATCTACTAACATTCTTACTTTATCTAGATCGTCTACAAGATCTGCAAACTCGTAATCAACAAGTGAAACTCTTCTTCTTGAGTGAGGAGTATCTGCTTGTGGAGTGTTCGAGTGTCTGCTTGATCTTACAGTTGCAGTTACAGAACCAATTTGGTCAAAGAAAGCATTCTTCCCTGTAACAGATTCAAGTCTCACTTTATCTCTTAAAAGTGATCCTTTTTGTTGTGATAACATTTGTATGTTAGAACTATATTGTTCTACAAATGCTTTTGTTATTTCAGTTGACATATTATGTCTCCTATTATTGTTAAGTTAATGTTAAAACAAAACAGAGACGTTATCAGAAATTCTGGCTTCTCTTGGATTTAAAGTCTTTTAGACTACAATTCTATTCTTTGTTGTCAGAAAGGTTCTTACGAATTGTCTTTCTTTTGCTAGGCGAATTTTCACTCGCCTTACAAACCCATGTATAATATTCTTCGCAGATTGGCAAGGGATTAGATTTTTGATTTTCTGATCCACTCTCTACAACAATACGAAGTATTTCTAATCTTATTTCTTCTTTATCCATTAATCATTGTTCTTAAAGTAAATACTTGTTGAACTACTTTATCATGATCTGGATGAGACTTATTCCAATATGGACCATCTCTATCATTAACAAGTTTACTAATTTCTGCTTCATAGTCTGTACCTTGATCAACACTTTCGCTATCTGTACTTACTAATTTATCTTCAGACATTAGATTAGCAATGCTTGCAAAACCTTTTATCACAGAAGGATGATCTCCAATACGAGTACCATCTTTTAGTTCCATGTTAAGAATATCTTCACTCATGTTTGCTTTAGCAATAGCACCAGCTTTTTTTATATTCTCATCATAAGATCTACCCCATTCTTTACGAAGTTCTTGTTCAGCATTTGCTTGAGCAGTTTCAGTATCTACTCTTGCTTTTTGAACAGATCCTTCCATAGAATCTTTATAGTATTCTAAAATACCTTGAGCCTGTTTATTATTTAAACCTAGCTTGTGAGCATTTTCTGCAAATTGTTTTATTGCACTTTCATCTAATGGAGCTGTTTCAGATTGTACTTCTAACTTGTATTTGTCTGCAGATTCTGGTCTGCCAAGTTTTCCATACACTTCATTCCATTGATCGTCTGTTGAGTTTTCATTTGGTACTGCAACTTTATCTTGACCAATCATTCTAGTTGCGTTGATATAGCTTTTAGCTAACGCATCTATTTCAGTAAATTTAGAAATGTTAGGATCGTTTCTAAACTCTTCCGAGATTGTTTCTTTCCAAGACTTGGCAACAGTTGATGGTTGTTCGATTTCTTGAGGAGTGTCTGTAGTAGTTTGTGTTGTCTCTTCTACAGGCACATCAGTTTGTGTTATCTGTTCACTTGACATTTTTATTCTCCTTTTGCAGCATTGTTTTTATAAATAGAAGTACACTGCGTTGACCTTCCATATATGCACTTTCATGACTATCACCTTTTACATTAGTGGTAGAATGATAATGACATCTTTTTTCTAAATCAGACAAAACTTGTTTACCTTCGTCTGTATTAAAAATATATTGATAATTGTCTTTTAGTTTCTTTATGAAACTTTCCATTTGTTTTTCTGATTGCATATTATTCAGCTTCTGAATTAGCTACTGCTTGTGCTTCTTCTGGCAATGCTTTTGCTAATGGTGCTATATCTCTCCCTGCTTGTGCTACTTGTTGCATCTGTTGCATTTGTTGTTGTTGTTCAGCTTGTGCTGCTTGCTCTTGTCTTTCAGCATTTATTTCAGCTTGTGGCTTCAAAATTTTTTGAGGTACACCAACAATGCTAGTTAAATGCCTAACTAATTTATCCATATTAATATGGTCGAATACTGGAGCAACATTTGATAAGCTACCTAAAATTTCAACTGCTCTCATAATAGATGACAGCTCTGTAGATTTTTGTGCTTTTGCAAGTGGTGATACATATTCAATTTCTATATCTTGACCAGATAAAAATTCTGGTGGATTAGCAAATAAATTCTTTCTCATTAAAATTGCAAATGCTCTATCAATTAATGGTTTTAATAATTCAGATTGTAGTCTACCAAGAACTGGTCCAAGTAATCTCATCTTCTCTTCATTTCTTTGAATGACTTCTGTTGCCGTCATTTGTGGACCATCTTGCATTTGTAATTGATTTACATAGAAAGCATTTCTGATTGAGTTTCTTCTTTGCTCTTCCATATTTAAACCTAGTGTATTGTTTGCACCAATGTTTAATGGTTCAATTCTATCTCTAGTTCCTGCTCTGTAGAAGTTTAGTCCACCGGGTACAGTTCTTACAGGTAACATAAATCCATCGTCTGGAACAAGTAAAGGTGGATCAACTTGTTTCTGTGCAGACTTGATTATAACTTTAGACATTTCATTTAACATCTTAACGTCTGGCAAAGCTGTCATTGCAGGAGATCTACCATAGATTTCGTGTGATGCTTTTAAGTATCTTGGTACTACAAAAGGAAACTCTCTAAAACCAGATACAGATAATTCATCTCCAGAACTTGCATCTAGATATACAGATTCAAACTCCATGTTTTCTTTGTCTTGTTTTTTAGGATTAAAATCTGATCTAGGATAAACTGAATGAAGTATTTCTACTTCTTCGTATGGATCTTTTTTTGCTATAACTGCTATGTTAGTTGATACGTTACCAAACTTTTGAATTGCAGCTCTTGCAGATATTTTAAACTTTCTAAATACTGTATCAATTCTACCTTTGTCATTTTCTGAAATATACATTTCATTAATATGTCTAGTAGAAAATTTTAAATCATCTTCATCATCTTCTTCAATAAACATTGCAGCAGTACCAAATGTAATTAAGTCATGATACAATTCAAATATTTCTTGTTGGAAGTTAGACTTGTTAAAAGCTGAATACATAACTTCAGTAGCAGACTCTAACCATTCTTTTGCTTCATCCTCTCCTTCCATTCCATCGTTCTTAAATTTTAAAGAGAACCAAGGTGTTGATGGGTTAGTCATCATACCATGTAATGATGCTGCTAATAATTCTACTGATTGTAATGGTGAACTATCAAAAATAAGTTCTGTTCTTTTATCACCTTTAGATCTTGTTTTAGTTACGTCAGCTTTTCTTGGTTGCATATAGTCTGCAACTTCTTGCCAATGACTTTCCCAATTTTGTCTTTGAGTTTTAAGTCTGTCAAATCTTTTTAATAAATTTTTTGCTAAATCTGTTTGTGCCATATTAACTACCTAATAAACTTGGTTTGCCTAATGTCAAGCCACCAGTTACACCTGTAACTCCTGTCATGATTGTTGGTGATCTTCCTTTTGCCTTAACTCTCTTTTTTTTTAATTCAGCACTATCTTCTACTTGTGCTGCTTTGCTTTGCGAAACTTCTGCAGTAGTTGGTGTTGTTGTAAGTAAAGTTCTTCCACCAATATTTTTTTCAACTAACTGACCACCACCCCCATCACGATTATTAACTTCTCTACCCATAGCATCTATTGATCCAGAACCTCTTGCACTCATGTAACTTTTATAATCTTCTATTGAAGCACTATATGCTTTTCCTGTTGCTAGATTTGTTTTACCAATAAGATTTTTTTCATAATATGCTTTATTTACTTCAAATGATTTTTTTCCAAATAACTTTGAAACAACTTTTCCAGCAATTGAAGGAATGAACTTTGGTGGTTGATAGGAATAATCTTTAAATTTTTTTGCATTATCTTTTGCTATATCTGCTGCTACTTTTGCTTTTGCTTTTTTTGTTTGTGTTGGAGTGTATTGAGTGTATTGAGTTGTAGTTCTATAAGTTTCTTTATTATCGTTTCCACTTCCTGTGTTAGTTGCTGTAGTTGTGTTTGTGCTTTTACTTATGCCTGCATTATAAGAATTGCTTGTATAGGCATTGGAAGTTCTATAACTTTCTCTTCTATCCATTTATTTTCCGAATGTTAAAGAAGATTTAGTTTCAGATTTAACTTCTACTTTTCCTTCTGTTTTAACTGTTTGATTGATACCTACACCGGTATCTAGATCATCCATATTGCTAACAACTTTTTTAGCA